TGCACTTGCGGAACCAGTTGCTATATCTTCAAACATTTTTTGTATTCCTTGTGAGAAAGTATTCTGTAGTTTTCCAGCAAGTGTTATTGAGTGTGCATAGGCTTTTTCTTGTTCCTGTGCTACGGCTAATTTTTTCTTCGCCATTTCAAATTGATGTTTATCTTCTAAAGTCATTTGCTTATTTAGTGCTAACTCATTTACTTTATTCTGTGCTTTTGCACTTGCTATTCTTAAATCTTCTTTTTTTATATCTTCTTTTGCAAAGATGGATGCAGCTCCTTTTTTATGGGCATTTGCTGCTCCTCTTAGTTTATTATCAAGAGCATCTCCTTCTAATGTTCTTCTTGTATCTATTACTCCTTGTAGGCCTACTGCAAATCTATCAAGTGCTGCTGTCATATCATCTAGCGATGTTCCTTCTGCTCTTGATCCAAATACGGATTCGTAAATTTTTTGAACAACACTTTCTTTGTTATCACCTGTAAGTTTTATTGTTTGATCTAAATTGTTATAACTTGAAAGAAGTTCATCTAACGGATTTCGTTTACTAATTTTACCATATTGCTGTACAAATCCTGAAATAGTATTATTTATTTGTTTAAAAGCAGTATTTTGTGCACCTGCTTTTAGAGTTACATTTTTAAGTCCATCTGTTAGTTTTTCTGTAGATATCTCGCCTTTTTCATACTGGCTAAATAAGTCGGCAATTGTTGGGTTTATTCCCCCTAAATCTTTTCCGTATTTAATTAAAGCGCTTCGTTGTTTTTCTAGTTGATCGGCGGTAAATGCATCTTCTCCTGTTCTGCTTTCCATTCCTTTAAGTCTTGCAGCTGCCCCTTGAATTCCGGAACTTGCTACAGTTGCTACATTTGCTTCGAATTGTTGTCCTGCTGATTGATCAAGTCCTTCTCTAGCAGATATCATTTCTTTGAACTCAGTATGTAGACTTTTTAATTTTTCTTGAGCAGATTCAAATTGATCTGCAAGTATTGAACCAGGTCTTTCTTTCTTTGCTTTATGTGCCATTTCTCCAATAAAACCTTCCCCAGATTCAAGTTGTCCTTCAATACTATCTGCGATTCCGGCAAGTTTTTCTTGTGCAAATTCTCCGCCTGCTTTATAAAATTTACCTACAAGTGGGATTCCACTTAAAAAGTTTGCTAGTTTTGCAATTCCATTTCCTACGAATCGTATTGCAGTTGCAAATCCTTGCATTACTTTATCAAAGTTTGCTTGTAAAGCTTTTAAACCATCCATTGCTAGTTGTATAAAACCAAATATAGCTACAGCTCTAAAAGCTAAATTAACAGCTCCTGCTGCACTTTTTGCAGCTATTGCCATTCCTTTAAATGCTACTTTTGCAGCTATTGCCATTCCTTGGAAAGTTCCTTTTATAGCAATTCCTGTTAACTTCAGACCAGTTCTCATAGTCATATTAGTTTTACTGCTTTCAATTTCCATTTGTTTCAATGAACTTCTAAAGCCACGAACTTTTTTGATATTTTCTCCTGCAAATATACCAGTTGTTATTTTTCCGTGCCTTTTGTACTCTGCCTCTGCTTTTTTCAAGGCTCCTTTTAATCCACTCATTTGTTGTCGAGTTAGATTTTCACCTTTTTTCAAAGCATTTATACCTGACGATTTTAAAGCTGCCTTACTATCAAATCCTTGTGATAATTTTTTGGCTTTTGCTGTTCCTTGTCCTCCGAGTTGACTTTTAAATTCAGCTGCACTTCCTTTCATGCTTCCGAAACTATCTCCTATTCCTGCAGCAAATTTTCCTATTCTACTATTATCTATTTTTGCAGAGAGTTCATCAAATGCTGGAAGCACTGATTTTAAAAGTGTAGAAGCAAAAATAGCAAGTACTGCTACTGCTGATTTTATATTTTCGGTAAAGAATCCTGCAAGTACTTCTGCGATTGGAGTGATAAATTCCATTGCTTTATCTTTTAAATCAATAAAAGTTGCAATTAATTTATTAAATTGGTTAACGGGAACAGCATCTCCTACTGCTCCATATTTTTCTTCTGATTGGGTTAAAACTTCATTTAAAACTGCTTGTGATTTTTCAAAAGTGGTTAAATCTTTTGCAGATTTACCTATTGCTTGTGCATACTTTTTTGTAGCAGGTTCTAATCGTAGAATAATACCTAATTCATCGAGTAGTTCTGGTTCAGCTTTTGTAACACCTCGAACAAGACGATTAAAAGAATCTTCAAAATCTCTACCGAGTGCGGTTGATGCTCCTCTTGCTGCCGTTGCGATTGCTCCCATTTGATCTTCACTAAATCCAGCTGCTAACATTATTTGAGATGATTGTGCTGCTTGTCTAAAGTCTAATTGATGTCCTGTTGCTTCTTGTAAATTTTTTGATAAACTTTTTACCATAACTCCAGAGTTAGCAGCAAATGCTCTCATACCTTGATTTAATACACGAAAGTCTGCGGCTTGTTGTAATCCTCTAAATACAGCTCCTAATGCAAACATTTGAGCAGCTAAAGTAGCATACGCAGGCACAAGACCACCACTGACTCCTTGAGCCATTTTTGAAAAGTTTTTTGTGGTATTGGAAGATGCTTGAGCAGCACCTTTTAAGCGTCTATCAACGGTATGGGCAGATTTACCTGTATTGTCTAACTGCTTACCTAAAGCTTTTGCTTGTTTTTTAGTAAGAGTTAATTCCTTACCATCAACGTTGATTTTTATTTTTACTTCGTTTTTTGCCATTATTTTTTCTTAATATTTGCTGAGGATATGTGAGTATTCTTTCCTTTATTCTCACGAGCTTTTCTTTGTCGCTCTAAATCCTTATTCAATTTCATTGCGTATCTTGCTTCTATATTCTTCAAAAAATAACAAACTATTTGCTTATCGTCTACTTCCCAGACATCTAGTAAAGTTCCTAAAGCAGATAAGTCCTTTCCGAAATACGATCCACTCATTCCATCCCATCTATCGGGTAAAAGATCGTGCAATAAAAAAGCCACCTGAACTTCAAGGGGAAAATCCCCACGAGTTGGTGGCATTTCGTTCGGATCGGGATCTATACCTTTTTGTTCACATATATCTAAATATACGTCTAAAGATATCTGACCGTCTCTGTATGTTTCATCAAGTAGTTCTAAAACTTTTTCTACTTGACTCGAGTAAAATTTTCTAAATCACCTGTTACTTCTGTAACCCAAGTGTCGAAATCAGCTGCATTTTTCATCAGCGTTTCAGCGTTTTCTTGAGAGAATTCAAGTTCATCGTCGGGATTAAGACTACTAATGTCCACCAATAGAAGCTCTTCGAGGTAAGAATATTTTAAGCCTTTCCATCCTTTGATTACAGCTTTTACATACTCTACTAAAAATTTATCTTCATCTAATTGTTCGTCAAAAGCTCTTGTTTTACGATTAAACTTTTGAGATAAGCAACGATTTCGTAATTTTAGTAGTTCTTCTCTTGCTAAATAGCAAAGATCAACTGAAAATCCAGCCATTCCTGGATAGTCTACTGAAACTGTTTTGCTTGGAGTTAATAAACTCGCTAGTGATACTGATTTGTTTTCTTGTTCTGTCATTCTGTTTCCTGGTTAAATGAGGGGAGGGTTGCCCCTCCCTTCTAAAATTAAGTTACTGTTGGTCCAATAAAGATTAAATCTAATTCGTCCACAGCGTCAACTGAGGTTGGTAAGGCGTGGAAGTTTGTTTCCAAGCTTACAATATCTTCCATTGAATGTGTAGGTACTTCAAGATGGCAATTATTCATATTCATAACCATTCTTGGAGTATTTCCTGTTCCACCTACAGTAAATGTCAAATCAAATGAATTTGTTATTACTGAAGTAGATTCAATGAGATCCTCAAATAAATCTGCACTAGATGCACCAGATGAAGGAGTATTTAAGTAACAAGTAAAGTTACCTGATACAGAACGAGTTCCTGTAACATGTCCTAAAGGCTGGTTTACAATGCCTAGTGTTTCTGGTGTTAGGAAAGTAATATTATTTGAAATACTAACGTTTCCACCAGTTAATGTTAATGTATAAGTATCAGTCATACCTACATTTGAGAAAGTAAGTGTTGCTCCGTCTGCGATAGACATTGCTGCACTTAGTGTCAAAGTAGTGCCTGATATTGCAGATACAGTTGTGCCTGCAGTTACTCCAGTTCCTGAAACAACCTGTCCAACTTTGATTAATGAACTACCATTATCCAAAGTAACAGATGCAGAACTTGAAACTGCTCCGTTAACTGTGTCTGTTACAACATCATTAGTTAAGACTAAATCTGTTAATCTATTTCTAATAAAGTTGTTAGTATCGGCTGCTGCTGTTCCTTCATACTTAGTTGCAGTTGTCATTGAAGTTTCTTCAGTAATAATTTTACCAAATCCTGACCAGTTTGCTGTTGCAATACCGTCAATATCAAAATCAATTGAAACTTCATTTACAACACAGCCTTCTATCTTGTAAATAGTTGAACTAGCTTTACCACTGCCCATTTCAAAGAATAAGTCAAAGGTATCTAGTGCTACTTTGTTTGAATTTGTAAAAGCTATATTTGCGTCTGTGCCATCAGCTGTTAAAGCTGTTCCAGATGCGCCTACTGCTCCACTTCCTGCTAAAGCATTCCATAGAGGCTCTTCAACCATGTGATGAGCTACTGCTGAATGTTCTCCGCCTGATCCTGCCCCACCAGATTTAAAAGGTCTGATGTAGGTTTGAAATGACCATTCTGCAGGAGCGTAAGAATCTGTAAACATTTGTCTCGCTCTTCTACTGACACCTGCTGCGGTTGCCATTTCGTTCAATGTAACTTCTGTTGCATTGGTTGCTTGAGAAAAACTAAATCCATCTAGTACTGGTATCTTATAGATTGCTCCTGCGCTATCAGTAAGGTGGACTAAGGTATCCCTCGAAAAATAAAATGTATCTGCCATTTTACATTCTCCTATTTTTGCTTTGAAAAGGGGTCAGCAAGACTTTTGTCTGCTTATCCGTTTTCATTTAATATTGAACTTCAGCTAAAACTTCGCCTATGCCCAATGGTTCTAAAACTCCTTCATCTGTGTCTACACTAAGTATACTTGTTTGTATAGTATTTACTGTAGCACCTAAAGGGTCTGTATAAGTTAAAGGGTTATTGCCCTCTAGTATTGTTTCTACATCTTCTAATAATTTTTCTAATGCTGTAACAGAATCTTCTTCATTTACATAGCAACGAAAAGTTAGAGTTAGAAATCTAAATTTTTGTCCTGCTCCCAAGTATTCTCTTCTTTCTGCTCCAGCACTAACATGTACTGCTGGAAATTCTAAAACTTCATCCCAGAATTTTATTCTGCCAGAGGTTTCTGCAATAGCACTTTTAAATTGTCCTGTGCCATCTACAGTATTTAATAGTCCAACATATGCATTTACTATGCTGCTTCTTCTAGTTGTATACTCTCTTGCTGCCATAATTAAACCCTTCTTGTGTAAAATCTACCAAGTTGTAGTTCTACAGCTATCTCCCTAATTGATCTATCTATTAGAGTTCTTGGATCTCTTTCTAAACTTGACCAAGGTCGTTTCCCTGTAGAAGTTTCATAAATTTGATAAGGATTTTTTTGGTAAGTATATGATACACTTGGAAATCCTTTTGCAGTTCTTTCTACATTAACTGCTCTTGTACTTGCAGCAAATCTTCCCGTTCTATTTTCTAATGCGGGAGGTTCCATGTTTCCTGCTACTTTTTCTGGTAATCTTGCATTTATTTGTTTCAGTAATTGCATAGGATTTACATTTGTTCTTCCTTTTGAACTTCCTTTTTTAGCTTTTACATCTGCTCTTTTTACACCGTCCATTAAGCTTCCAACTTTTACTATATTTGAAGGAGGTGTTGTATACTTAAACTTACCTGGTCTTGTTGCTCTACTTTTTTCTCTAAATGTTTCTTTTGTTTTCTTTCCTTTTACAAAAGGAGACATTGTCATGCTCGATAAGATGCTTTGTCGTACCATCTCTATAATCGGAGTTGAACTTTCTCCCTCTACTAATCTTCTAAGGCTATCTAAATCTTTTTCGAAAGCTGCTATAGCTTTTGCTTCTGAAAGAGCGCCTGTTTTCTTATCAAATTGAGTCGCATCTGCTTGGTTTGCTTTTGCAGATTGTAAACTTATTATAAGTACATAATTTTTTGTTAATTTTCCGTCTTTGGTAAAATTATTTGTATGATCTATATGTAGTTTTAAGTTTGCAAACTTAGGATCTTCAAATATCTTAACAAGTCTTTCTTTCTGTTCTGGAGATAAGTCAGGATCATCTAAAGCTGATTGTTTAATTTGTCCTGCTGTTAGTCCCGAGACTGGAGCTCCTATTTCTCCATGTCCTAATTGATATCCTGTTAGACCTTCTGCTTTTGAGCCTTTTGCTGCAGCTCCTCCAACCATTCTTCCTATAGTATCATCAGTTGCATCATTAAAGTACTTTTTATATACTTCTATTAAGCCTTTTCGTAAAGCTCCTTTTGATTTTGAACTTGCTAAAGCTTCATAGTTTCCTATTATGTAAACATTTGATTGAGAAGTTATGCCTGCTTTCTTTTTAAATGATATATCATTTATTTTTTCAAACAATTCTGCATGTCTTTCACTATTTTTTGCTCTAAATCTTTTATCCATAGAGCGTAAAACTTCGTCAATCTTTTTTCTAGCTTCTCTTTGGAGTTGGGTAGAGTTTGCTCCTTCTGGTAATCCTCCTAACGCTTTTATAATATTTCTTGTTTCTAAATTTATACTTTTGTTTTCTGTTATTACTACTTGTCCTATAAATTTTGTTACTTCTCTTCTTCTACCTTTGGGGCCAGTCATAGAGTCCATGGTTCCTAAAGCTCTACCTAAAAAGTCGTGAAGTGCCTTTTGTCCCATTAGATTATTACTCTATATAAATCAAGTACTCTCTTTATGTGATCTGGAAAATCTGTATTATCTCGTACTCCAGATGTTCCTTGATTCTGTAATGTTGCTCCTGCTATTGTTCTTCGTTCTTTGTGTTCGTCTTTTAAGTAGTATGTTACTAAATCAAAAAGTGCTAATTTAAGGTCTTTTGGAGTAGTACTGTACCCTGCTCGGTATGCAATTTGTACACTACCCATTCCTTGTGGAAACGCTTTTTTTGTTCCACTCTTTGTTGTTCTAACTATAGAATCTGAAGCAAGATCTACATAGTATTCATAGTCACTTGTTGAAAGAGTTTCATATGAAGCTTCATATGTGCTTCTTTCTTTTACGGAAGTCACACTTATAAGTGGACTTTCACTGACGATCATAGTACTGGTAAAGTTGTCGTTAACTGAAAAAGTTTCGGTTTTATCACTACTATAATAATCAACAAATGAAGTACCGCAATACTTCTTGGCTAAATCACTAACTTGTGGTACAATGATATCAAGACGCTGATCATCCTTTTGACTGGCTAATCCTTCTGCGTTCTTATATTCTTGTACTGTTATTAAATCTGCCATAATTATTAAAAGTGTGGGGCGATTAAGGCCGCCCCACGAATCCTGTCTAAGCTTAAATTAAGAAGCTTTGTACATGTGTCCCCATTTAGAAGTAACACCATCGATAAGATCGGTGAAGCCAATTCTTTGTGAAGCAACAAGCACTCTGCGTTGAGCAGCAACTTCGTAATCAGATTCCACGGTTACACCACGTAATCTTGGTAATACAAAGTTTCTAGGGTTAACAGCGATAGCTGCGAATTTAGCAGTTGCTGGAGTAGCGAACTCATCACATAATAGTACTCTTGATCCGAATACTTGTCCGATTTCACCACTTAGTTTAGTAGCCATGTCGCCCACTAAATTAGCATCTTGGAATTCTGGATCTTCTAGCAATTCGAAGTATGTTCGTTGTGAAACGACATAAACTACGTCTGCTGGGTTAACACCATATTTGCCCATATTTTTTCTCATTGAAAGAAGTTCTGCAGCTGTAACAGTGTCAGTTGCGAAAGCAGTAGTTGACTGTGTGAAATCACTGTCATTTCTTGCTAAATGAAGGAGTCCTTCAAAAGTAGCACCACTTGTTCCGTAAACACCATCAGCATCGTCACCAGCTAAGATAGCATTTTCGATACCTCTAGCGTGTGATCTTACCATAGACTCTCTAATTAAAGGAAGAATCGGTAGGATTGCATCTTCTTCAGTTTCATTACCTAAGTATGAAGTTGAGATTAATTTTTTAGTTGAAAGAGTTCTTTCTGTCATTGTAACACCAGTATAAGGTGATCCAACTCCGTCGCCTCTGGTATCTAAGTTACCATAAGGAGAGGAACCTGAAGCAGCTTGGCTAGAAGTAAATTCTGCATAACCTGCATCTGGTAAGATTGGGATAATCATATTCGCAGAAGTCATAGCAATTTCTCTAAATAGAGGAGCTAGAACTAATTCGTTTTCGATATCTCTTTCGATGTTTGTTGAAACGACTTGTTCAAAATCAGCAGATGAAACTTCAACACCTGAATGTTGATTTACTTTTTCCATCAAAGATTTTGCCATTGGGTTGTCCCATCCTCTACCAGTCGCTAGACCAGCAAATTTAGCGTCAAGAATGTCGCTTTCGAATGATTTTTTCCAATCGCCGTTACTTTGTCTGTCAGAGAAATGTCTTTTTGACTCACGAATATTCATGATTTCTTCAGACTTCTCAGCAAGTTGTGATTCAAGTGACTTAACAACACTTTCTAAGTTAGTGTAGTTTTCGTTTACTCTAGTCTCAACGTCAGACATTAATTTTTCAGCACCTGTTAATCCGGCTTGGATTACAGTTTTTTGCTCTTCCTGTTTTGCTTCCTCGGAGGCTTTTTGAACTTCGGCTTCGTCAGTTGCTTTTTGAGCAGCTTCTTCAGCAGCTTTCTGTTCAGCAGCTTTAAGTTCGGCTTGTTTCATTGCATATTGTGCAACTGCTTTTTCAGCAGCTTCAGCAGCAAATGACTCAAGATTAAACTCTGGGTTGCTATCAGGAGATTTATTTTCTTTTGACATATTTGTCTCCGTTTCTTTGGCTTTCGCCGTACTTGGCTGCTCAATTTCAACAGCGTCTGCTGAATCGTTTGAGTTAGCCGTATAAAAAGTGTGCTTGTACTTATTGTATTCTTCCATAGAATCAAATGACTTGCTTAGTCCAAAAGTTGCCCCTTGGTTGCAAGGTATTGATACAACAGAAACTTCAAAAAGCTCCGCGTCCTTTATTTTATATCCGTCAGTTTCAGTCATATAATCAGCGTCCTTGACTTTGAAACCAACAGAAAAAGCTCCAAGGACACCGTCTTTAATTAATTGTGTTACATCTCCAGCAGCTTTAGAAATCTTTGCAGATATTTCTAAGCCTTGGTCTGTAACTTTTAAATCTTTTGCTCGACCAATCGGTTTGTCGTAATTATGATTGAACAAAATAATTGGATTACCTTTATAGTTTTCCAATCCACCTTTTGTCCAAGCATCGGCTTCGATTATGTCGCCTGCTCTATCAAGAGCATTAGTACTAGCTGATCCTTTAATATCTACACCACCATCTTCGTTTTCGCCTAGTGATTTAAAAGTGCTAGTCCAATGATAAATTTTATTTGACATCTTTTTTCTCCACTTTCTTAGCAGGCGCTTTCGGTTTTGCTTTTGGTGCTGGAGAAGATTCTGGAGCTACTACTGCAGTAATTGGATGTCTTTTCTTCATGGCTGATAAAACTCTGCTCCAAGATCCAAATGCTCTTCTGAGCAAGTAATCTTTAACAGGAGCATCTGTACCATGACTTTTATAGGTTGCTAAATCCATAGTTTCGACCCCTTGTTCTACAAGAAAGTCAGATAATGCTTTAGCCATCATATTCTTTGTCATTTGTTTATTCCTCTTCGCTTGGGGCAGCCTCTTGAGGTCTACCTCCTTCTTCGGGATTTGCTGCTGAACCTGCTATATTAGCTGGAACTCTAGGAGTATCGAATCCATCAACTGGATCTTTTCCTAAAGCTTCTCTTGCTTCATTTGGGGACATAATCCCTGTATTTACAAGAGTAGCATAATATGCTGCTTGATCTCTTAGTTCTGGTTGCAAAGCAGGTATTCCTGTTACATCCTCAGATACTGCAAAACCAAAGTATCGCTCTAACGCATACCCTAATTTTCTTACGATTGGTAAAATTGTTTCTAAATAGTAAAGCCTATGATTAGGTCTTATATTTGCATTATTACCGCCATCTAGTAAAATGGGTGGTATTCCCATTGCTTCTAGTATTATTCTTTCGTTTGATTTGATTCCTTCTTGGAAATCTAAATCTTTGAAATTTACTTCTGTTAAGTTCTCAACTGTTAGTCCGCCGTCTAAGAATAATGGACGACGACCGCCAGATTGTGGATTGTATCGTGCAACCCAAGCCTGTAACATTCTCTCTTTAATTTTTTCTGAAAGTGTATTTGGTGATTTTAGCACAAGTCCTGGAACTGCTCCATTTTTGAAGAAGTTATCCTGGAAAGTTCTCATGCTTGATAAAAGTTGCATAGTTCTAAATGCAGGCTTTAGTCTTGGTACACCTCTGTAAATTGATTTGAAACTATTTTCTTTTATATGTATGATTTCACTAGGACTATAGTCTAAGCTGTTTTCATATGTGTATTTTGAAACAAAAGTATTTGGATCTGTTTCTATTCTTACTTTATCTGCTGGTAAGTGATATAAATGTGCTCCATCAAAATAAATAAAGATATTGCCATCTATCATCAAGTCAATAATTAAGTTTCTTTTAAAAGAATTAATATCCTGAAAAGGATTTGGCTCTCTATTAATTAAAAGATCAACTTTTGATCTTCTTATATTTTTTACAATATTGTTTGTACCTGGTGTTTGATTTCCTAATGTAAAAGGTATATCGGAGACATCGTCAACAATCATATTAACTGCTCTATTTACAATTTCTAGTTGTTCGTATGCACTTTGATAATTGCTTACAATCTCACGAGAATCTACAGTTAGACCTTCGTTTCTAGAAATAACATATTGGGCAGGATTGAGTTTTTCCTCAGTATCGGGAGTTCTACCTAATATTCTGTCATACCATGCCATATTTGTCTCTCTGCTTCTCGACCCAACGTTTTTGTTTTTCTGCTGTGATCAATTTGGGTCTTTTTCCATATATTGAATGTAATCGTAAATGATGCTTATGGCAAAGGGTTACTGTATATTCATACACTTTTTCCCAGTTATCATCAATAAAGGACTTTCGAAGTGCTAGTATGTCTTGCTCATTCTCTATAATATATTTTTCTTTTTTCAACCAAGTTTCTAGTAATTCGGTCAGTCCATAGTAGTGATGAAAGTCTAAGTCTATATTGCTCTCGCAAATATAACAACTACTTTGTTTCTTGTATTTAGATTTAGCTTTGTCTCGTACATATTTAACTAAATCTCTTTTTAATTTCATATTTCTACTCTTAATTAGAATTATACCAAAAAGTCACATCATATGTCAAGAACTGTTTTTTACAGGTCTTATTAAAACGTAGTGG